GGACAAGCACAAGCATGAATTTAAAGCCACTTGTAAACGACAACAATTTATGGAACTCGTTTAACGAAGAAATAGATCGAAGACTTAACTACGTTCATATTCAAATGGAACAAACGATAAAGCAAGATGACTTATTTAGACTACAAGGTGAAGCAAGAGCATTTCGTAGATTAAAACTTTTGAGAGATGAAGTGAATGGACCAAAACCAGATTAGTGCTCAAATGGAAATGTTTGGTTACACTGCTGAAGGAGCACAGCAGGAAGCTGACAAGTTTGTAGGAGAGGCAGGAAACTTAGAGGAGGATATATCTAAGGCTGCATCTTTTATAGTTCCATTCTACGACTCAGGTGTAAACATAGCAAACGTTGCACAGGAGTACATGAAACCTGAACAGGAACGTGACTACGACTACATAAAAAGTCAGTTTACAGAAGCAGGTCAGAGTGCTGCAATAGAAGGTGGTCTACTTCTTATGGGTGGTGTTGCAGGTAAATACGGAGCCAAAGGTATCAAGGCTCTAGCTGATAAAGTAAAACAGTACGAGATAGATCCTACAGCAATGTCAGCATTTGGTGCAGGAGCTATCAGGAAAAAACAACGTTTTACACTAGATGATTTTGGGTACAAAGAAGACAATCCAGTAACTGAAGGTGTTGGAAAATCTGCAGAGGATTGGCTTTCTGAAAATATAGAATATGCCAACAAATCAAAAAATCTTCTAGATGGGGCAACCACAGCTTTTTTAGGAACTAATAAAGATAAACCTCTTTTTTTAGATACTGATCTTGTCTTTTCTTTAAAAGGAGCTAGAGATGAAGTTAGAAAAAAAGGAGATCCTCAGTACGACAGACTTAAAGAAACTGTAGATAAAGAAGGTTTTGACCCTAATCAAACTATTCTAATAGAGGTAAACCATAAAGGTGAAGCTTATATAGTAGAGGGAAACACTAGAGCAGCATTAGCAAAAGAGTTAGATGTTCCAAATATTAAAGCTGAAATTAGATATAAGAATGGGGCAGAGTTAGTAGACAGTCCTTTTTCTCCACAGAATATTATAGAGAAATCTTCTAAGATTAGTTACCCAGAAGCCCTAGCTATTAGTAAAAAGTTTGATGATGTAAATGTTCCTACTATAGAGGCAGCAGGTCTTACAGACGAAGCTATTGAAACATGGCGTAGTAAGAATGAGACACCTAAAGAATTTAGAGATTCTCTAAAAGGTAGAAATCCTGAATTACAAGCTCAAGCAAAACGTTTAGGCATAGCACAAAAGTTTGAACAGGGTGTTGGGGGTAGAGTTGCTTCTGGTATTTCTAATGTTGTAAGAGATACATATAGAAAACTAGCTGACGAATTAAGACCAATACGTAAAGTAAATAAAGTTCCTAAACCTGCTACCAATAAAGAAATTGTTAGTGCTCTTAACAGCCGACAAAGAACAAGCCCTATTATAGGTTTAAATCATGAGATACTAGAAAAAGATATTGTTGACGTAAGATTAAATATACCTGCTTATACTGATTATGATGTATGGATTCCAACAATTACACACAATAAAAAAGAAAAGTATAAAGCTGCTGTAAGAATACAAAATGTAAAATTTATACAGCCTGATTCTAGTGGTGTAAGAAAAGCACAAAGAGTTGCTCAAGGTGGTGAAAAGAGTCCATTTGCAGTTATGACAGGCGAATATGTAGAGGGTACTGATGATGAACTTTTTACTATGTCAAAAGAAGTTTTTGATAGTAGTGAGTGGACACAAGTAGGATATGACCCAATAAAAAGAGGTTTCTTTTATGACAGAGAAACTGGACAAGCAATCCTAGAAGCAGATGAAGTAATTCAGGTAGGACATTTGGTCTTAGCAAAAAACGCAAAGAAGTCAGACCCAGATGTTTTTCCTTTTAACAAAGGTGGTGTAGCAATGAACGAACAAATGGAAATGGCATTCATGCAGCAGGGTGGTATTAAAGATGATGGTATGAACAAAGATCCTGTCTCAGGTAATCCAATTCCTCCTGGCTCTATGGCTAGTGAAGTTCGTGACGATATTCCTGCTATGTTATCTGAGGGTGAGTACGTAGTTCCTGCTGATGTTCTTAGGTTCTATGGAGTCAACTTCTTTGAAGACTTACGCAACAAAGCAAAGTCTGGGTTGCAGAATATGGAGAAGAATGGTAGAATAGGTGGTGAACCACTTAGCCAACAACAAGTACAACAGAACATGGGTAACGTTCCTGTACAAGCAAACACAGGTATTTTAGCAGGTCAGAATACTGGAACGGTTGGATTTAGTACTATGCAACCTGCAGGAAGTGATGCCCCATCGGTCACAACATTTAAGACTTGGGTTCATGCACAGACTGGTGAGCAAAAAATAATTGAGTATATCAATGGTAAACCCAAAACAGAGGAACCAGAGAGTCCTCCTTTTTACGAGTTTGGTTCTGCTTCTTTAAAAAAAGCACAGACGCAGATTAAAGTTGATGATGATAACGATGATCCTAAAACAACTGAAAAACCAGATCCAAATGCTTGGATGGATGGTATAGACTTTTCAGATGCTTCTGCCATGAATGCAAAAGTAGATGAAGTACTTGGTTTAAGTATGGGTGAAAAAGGTACTCTAGGTGCTGCAGGAATGGTTGCAGGATTACCTGGAATGGCTATTGGTAAAACTCTTGTAGACGGTAACTCAATTTCAACTGCAAGAGCATTGGAGCTATATACTCGTAATAGTCTTAAAGATACTAATACTGCAGACAAAATGAAATCTAAAATTGATGATGCTCTTGAAAAAAACAAAATATTAGGTTGGCTAGATAAATCATTTCCTGGTTTAATGCCTGGAACTCAAAGATACGAAAGTATTATAAACAAAGTAGGAGATCTTACTTCTACTACTACTACTCCATACGTAGCTCAAACCCCAGAGGGACAAGCTGCAGTAGATGCTATTGTTAGAGAAGGAGCAGATAGAGATCCTTCAGATAAAATAGCTGCTAAAGTAGGATCAGATGCAGGAGATGGTATGGTTTGGGTAGTAGGTGACAACACAAATGCTTTTGTAAGAGTCAGACCAGATGACCCTAAAGCTAAAGGTCAAGTGGCAGCACTTCAAGGTTACGAAGAATAATCCATATAATAATAAGGCTACCCAGGAATGGTTCCTGGCCCCAACATAAGGAGAACTTAAATGCCTGAATTAGCAGAAGTAGAAACACCCAAGACAGCAGGTTTTGTTGATCGTGGGTTTAACTACGCAAAGAAACAAAAACGAATAGAAGATGAAGAGGCAGAGATTGCCAAGCTAGAAGCAGAGGCTCGTGGTGAAGAAACTACTGAAAGTGAACCCAGTGGCAAAGATACTGATGACACCCAAGTACAAGCCACAGACGATTCCAAACAAGAAGAAACCAAAGAGACACAACAAGCACAAGAAGACGATAGTAGCTTAAGTGCTGAAGAGAAGTCTTTTAAGAAACGTTATGGTGACTTGCGTAGACATATGCAAGACAAAGAGAAAGAGTGGAATCAACGATTAGAAACTCTTGAAAATCGTAAAGCAACAGATGCTGTTGTTCCTCCTAAGTCTGATGAAGATATTAAAGAGTGGGCAAAAAAATACCCAGACGTAGCAGGTATCGTTGAAAAGATAGCATCTGAAAAAGCAAAGCAAATGTTCAGCAAGGCTGAGTCACGTCTAAAAGAGTTAGATGATGCCCATACTGAGGCTTTACGAATGAAAGCAGAGAATGTTATTCGTAAGTCTCATGATGATTTTGATGATTTACGTCAATCAGATGAGTTTCACACCTGGGTAGAAGAACAACCTAAGTGGGTTAAGGATGCACTGTACGAAAATTCTGATGATCCTGCTTCTGTTATTCGTGTGATTGATCTTTACAAAGTTGATAATGGTATGAGTCCTGCTGCAAGACGAGATAATCGTAAGGCTGCAGCATCTACTGTTACAAAGGGAACTCGTGCTTCTATTGATGCCAAGGGTGTGTCAGGACAAATTAAAGAGTCTGACGTAGCTAAGATGTCAAATAAGGAGTTTGAGGAACGTCAGGACGAAATTACCGAATCAATGAAAAACGGTAAGTTTGTTTACGATGTGTCTGGTGCAGCCAGATAAATAGTTGACACTTAGGTTGTCTTCTATATAACTACATGTATCTGAGTAAAGCCCCCTATATGGACTACCTTTACTGATACTATTTCACTAAAAAGTCTAAACTATAAAGAACTACCTGGACAAGTATAGGCCCAGTAGTATTTGGTTGCGCAACTGAATGCTATCTGCACCCTAGAAAACGTACAGCCTCTTTCAGATGTTTAAGCTTTCTTCATAAGCCTAATATCATGAAAGGATTTAATCATGGCTTTTCAAACAGCAGGAGGTTACGGAAATCTTCCCAATGGGAACTTTTCCAGTGTAATCTACTCCAAAAAGGTACAGCTTGCTTTTCGCAAGAGTACTGTAGTAGGAGACATAACTAACTCTGATTATTTCGGAGATATCAGTGCCCAAGGTGACACTGTTAAAATTATCAAGGAACCTGAAATTTCTGTGTCGGCTTATGCCAGAGGTACACAAGTTTCAGCACAAGACCTTGATGATGAAGACTTTTCTCTAGTCGTAGATAAAGCCAACTACTATGCTTTTAAGATCGACGATATAGAAGAGGCGCATAGTCATGCGAATTTCATGCAACTTGCAACAGATCGTGCAGCATACCGTTTAGCTGATCAGCATGACCAAGAAGTACTTGGTTATCTATCAGGTTATAAACAGTCTGCTTTACATTCTGATGCTGACACAGTTAACACAACCGTAAATGGTTCAAAAGCTGTATCAACAGCAGGTTCTGACGAATTGTTGACATCAATGAAACTACGTAAAGATTCATTTGGCAACATTACAACTAGCTCTGCAGGAGATCATTCGATCCCAGTAGCAGCACGTCTACCAGGTGCGACAGCACTACCAACAGCAACCGTTTCTCCTGCGATGATTATATCACGTATGAAACGTTTGATGGACCAACAACAAGTTGATTCACAAGGTAGGTGGCTCGTAGTTGACCCTGTATTCATGGAAATATTATCAGACGAGGACTCACGGTTCTTGAATGGTGATTATGGTGAGTCAGGTGCTCTACGTAATGGTCTAGTACTGAACAACATGCACGGTTTCAGAATGTATGTTTCATCAAACCTTCCTGCAGTAGGCACAGGTTCTGGAACAACAGGTTCAGCAAACCAAAACGCCAATTTTGGTGTGATTGTTGGTGGACATGATTCTGCTGTAGCAACTGCAGAGCAGATCAGCAAGACTGAAACTTACCGTGACCCTGACAGCTTTGCTGACATTGTTCGTGGTATGCACCTATACGGCAGGAAGATTCTTCGTCCAGAAGCAATCGTAACTGCTAAATATAACGCAGCATAAGGGGAGATTGAATTATGGCTTTAGGTGATAATACACTTCAATCTGCAAGGGGAGCCAATGCTAACCCAGGTAGAAAACCCTACATGGTTCAAACTGTTTTGAATCTAGCAACTGCTTTGTCTGACAAAGGTTCTGCTCTTGCAGCTTCTGATGTCGTTCCAGTAATTGCTGTCAAAAAAGGAACTATGATTCTTAATGCAGGTATGGAAGTTGATACAGCTTCTGACGGTTCTACATTAACTCTAGATCTAGGAACAGGGGCTGATGCTGACTGTTTTGTAGATGGATTTGATGGAACATCTGCAGCAGGAGTCGTTACTCAGAACCCTGCAGCATTCCAACCATTAATGGCTGTAGCTGATGATAACATCGACATGACAATTGCAACATTGTCTGGTGGTGCTGTTAGCACAGGCAAGATCCGAATTTGGGCATGGATGATGGATTGCACAGATATAGGTAATGACGGTACTGCTAATGAAGTAGATCGTGATGCACTTGCATAAGTAAAACTTTAGGGGCAGGGAGACTTGCCCCTTTAGCATACCCAAAGGATTTTTGTAATGGCTACATTTGTTGCACTCACTAACGAGTTGCTTGTAAGACTTAATGAAGTAACCCTAGCTACTACTGGGGATGGATTTGCTTCAGTAAGAAGTGTGCAAGCTTTAGCTAAACAAGCAATAAATAACTCTATTAGAAATATCTTACAGACAGGCCAAGAGTGGCCTTTTCTTAAAACAACACAAACACAGACATTAATAGCAGGGACGAGACAATATTCTTTTCCTACTGATTACTCTAGGGCTGACTGGCAAACCTTCTACATTAAAAAACTTACTTCTGTAGACAACACACCAATGCACTTACCTTCTATTAGTTATGAAGAGTATACCCAAAAGTACAGGCATTTTGATGACACAGGAGATCAAACAGGTATTTCTTCTCCAACACTAGTTTATCAAACAAACGAAGAAAAATTTGGGGTCACACCTATTCCTGATAACACATATCAGATAGAATATATCTATTGGTTTTTTCCTGCAGACTTAGTAGATTTTAATGACTTAGCTGTTATTCCTAACAGATTTAAACATGTGATTATTGATGGTGCTATGATGTACATGATGAGGTTTAGATCTAATGAACAGAGTGCTGCAATGCACCAAAGCAATTTTGATGATGGTATAAAAACAATGAGGCGAGTTCTTGTTGATGAACCCCTCAGAGTAAGATCAACAGTAGTTGATAGAGTTACTTCCTCTAACCAAGTCTTAGGTAGAGTAATGTAGTATGGCAGACAATCTAGGCTCATTTAAAGTTTTTGCTCAAGGTGGGCTGAACCTCAATCGTGATGTTCTTTCACAAGGGGAAACTCAACCTGGATCAGCTACAACACTTATAAACTACGAGACTGCTGTTACTGGTGGTTACAGACGTGTGAGTGGTTTTACTAATGCGTATGGTACAGTCACAGGAACAGGAAGTGTCCTTGGGGTAGCAGTAGCAAATGGGATCAACGATGGTATTCTAGCTGCTCGTAAACCTTCTAGTGGAAATAACTACTTACATAAATGGAATAACTCTAGCTCATCCTGGGATGCAGTAACGACTTCTGGTTCTCCTACAATGGTAGGTGTAACTAAGGTTAGATTCACAAGGTACAACTTTGGTAGCCCAAAAGTTATTCTTACAGATGGTATCAACCCTGCAGCTACCTATGATGGTACAACCTACACTCAGATTACTCACTCTGATGCCCCTACAGACCCTAAGTTTGCAGAAGTATTTCACAACCATATGTTCTTAGCAGGTGATCCTGCAGAAAATACTAACCTGTACTTTAGTGCTCCTAACGCAGAAACAGACTATGCTTCAGGAAATGGTGCAGGAGTTATTAATGTAGGATTTCCTATTGTAGCTATCAAACCTTTTCGTGATGCCTTATTTATTTTTGGTATCAACAACATAAAAAGATTAGTAGGTAGGAACTCAACCAACTTTGTACTCGAACATGTAACTAATGACCTTGGTTGTCTAGCTTCAGATAGTGTAGTTGAAATTGGTGGGGATCTACTCTTCTTATCTCAGGATGGTATTAGACCTATATCAGGTACAAACAAAATTGGTGACGTTCAGCTTGAGTCTCTATCTAAAAATATTCAGTCTTTGTTTACTGATGTTATTCTTGAAGAAGACCTAGATGCGTTATCATCTGTTGTTGTACGAAACAAATCTCAGTTCAGAATATTCTATGACGTAGATAATGCTAACGGTCTTATTGGTGGGTTACGTCTAGGACAACAGGGTGGAATTGGTTTTGAGTTTGGTCAACTACTAGGCATCGAAGTGACTTGTGCAGACAGTGGATACATAGGTCAATTTGAGTTTGTAGTACATGGGGATAAAAGTGGTAAAGTCCACAGACAGGAACAAGGGAATAATTTTGGTGGAAACAATATTGTAAGTGTCTACCAAACACCATTCTTGCACATGCAAGATCCAGAGCAACGTAAGATTATACATACTGTTGCTACTTACCTTAGATCAGAAGGTGATAACGAGATCATAATGTCAGTCGTGTATGACTATGATGATAACACCATTCTTAATCCAACTAACTTTGCTTTGACTACTGAGGGTGCTGCTGCATTCTACAACGAAGCCATCTTTAATACGACAGCTATCTTTGATGGTAATCCTTCACCAGTGCAAAGGGTGAATGTTTCAGGGTCAGGCAAATCAGTTTCTTTTAGATATGTAACTAACGACACAAATGCTGCACACAGTATCCAAGGTATTGTTGTAACGTTTGGAGTGGGGGATAGATTATAAATGGCAGGTTATACAAGACAGAGTGCTGCTGATATTGTTGCAAGTGCAGTTATTAAAGCTGCTCCAATAGATGCAGAATTTCAACAAGTACTAGCAGCATTTAATGCAAGCACAGGACACAGGCATGATGGGACAACTACAGGTGAGGGTGCTTACGTCCCACTTATTGCTGACTCAGATGCTCTTAACAAAGTTTGCATAGATACTTCTAACAATCACATCAGATTTTTTACTGAGGTATCTTCTTCTGCAGTAGAGCAAGTACGTATTCAAGATGGTGCAATTGTTCCTATTACTACAAATGATGTGGACTTTGGAACGTCTAGCTTAAAATTCAAAGATATTCACCTCGCAGGAAATGGA